TTTAGTTGCTCGTGCCTTTGGTAAGACTGAAAAAGACCTCCCACTTGAACCCCAATCAGGTCGTTTCTCTGGTGGGCAAAAAGTTTTACGTCCCCGAACCTTAACTGCCCGCCCCCAAACAGTTCTCCATCGCCCAATTGCCCAAGCTGCCACCACCGACACCGGTATTGCCCGTGTCGTCCGCGACAACCAAATTTTTGTTAATTTTGCAGGCCGTGAAGCCTGGATTCTTGGTCTAGGCGACCACGTTTTCGTTACAAGTGCACACATGACTCAACATCTTAAAGATGACAGTATCATTGTGCTCAACAGCTCCGGTCTAGGAGCTATGTGTAGTTACCAGTGGGCTGACTGTGTCCTATTGGACATGGGCAACCCCCACCTTACCTACTTTGCTGTTCCTGGTTACCCTGCTGTTAGAAATATCAGCTCCCATTTCGTTAATCAGATTGTTGAAGCCTTTCCCTTGCATCGTGTTGAAATGAAAATTGCCGACTCTAAGAAAGGCCCCTCTGTTCAACTCGATCATGAGTGCTCCACCGACTGGAATATCCTATCTAGTCCCATACAAGATTGTGATATCCAAATCCGTAAAATGCCAAATGCCTTCGGTAAGTGTGGTTTAGCTTACTACACTATTGAAGGTCGTCCACAGCCTTACATTGTTGGAATCCATGGTGCTGGTTATGAGAAAGAACAATTATCCTGTGCTGCTAGTATACTTCGTAACGAAGTTGAATCAGCCATCGCCCTTTATCGGTCTACAACAGGCCAAACTCATGATTTCATGCCCCGCATGGATGCTCTACAAATCCCTGGCCCCTCAGACCCCTTACCATCCACTCCCGGTGTCCAATACCAGGGTGCGTTCTCTGACAAGACCTTTTTCTTACCAACAACTAGTAAAATAGTCCCTACGGAATTTCACCCATCATGTGAAGTTACCGATGAAGAAGGTCCTATTTCAATGAACCACACTCCGACCCGTTCTCCCGCTATATTCAAACCACACAATGGTATTAATCCCGTCTCGTATGTCCTCAATAAGTACGGGATGACGAAAGGTTTACCCAATGTTTCTGGCCCAATTTTCCGTGAATGGTTTGATGGTTTGGATTATGCCGAATTACTTCCCCACTCCTATAATCCCCGTGCCGCTTCACGTCTTGAGCTTTATGAAGATGTTATCAATGGTGGTCCCACTATTGATAAACTCGACCTAGATAAAAGTTCTGGATATGGTTACACGGAAAACAACCTCACCCGCCTCCAAGTCCTTTACTGGAAGGGTCTCCCGAACCCCGCCTTTATCGCCGAGTGTCAAAAGCTCGAGCGTCTCCTGGAATGTTGTATAGTCCCAATGACAGTAATTAACTCAACGAAAGACGAGTTGTTACCTAATGAAGACATTGCAACAGGCAAAATTCGCGTTTTTTGTATTGCCGAACTGAAATATGTTGTTGTTGCTAAACGCTACTTCAACAATTTTCAACGTGAACTCGAACGAGAACCATGGGATACACCGATTTCGGTCGGCCTTAATGCCCATGGTCCTGAATGGACGTTACTCCATGCCCGCCTCAAAGCGAAAAGTAACAAAGTAATGGCTGGCGACTTCTCTGGATTCGAG